CGGCGGTCGCGCTCGGGGCGATCGCACTGGCGGCGCCCGTGGTCGGGTTCGTGGCGTACTACGCCTGGCAGCTCGGCAAGCTCGGGTGGTGGGCGGCTGAGGCGCTCGCGGCGATCTTCGTCGGCTGACGTCGCGCGCGGCGGGTGTTGCGGAATCCGCCACGCGGTGGCAGTATCGCGACGCATGAGCGCGGTCGCGACCGAGATTTCAGAAACAGCCGTTAAACCAACGGAGAGCCCGCCAGTGCCGGCCAAGCGCCCGCGCGTAGGGACGGGCGTGCCCGGCCCAGGTCGCCCCAAAGGCTCTCAGGATCGCATTACGCGCACGATCAAGGATGCCATCGAGATGGCCGCGCGTGACTGCCATCCGCGGGGCCTGGCGGGCTGGCTGGTTGAGCGCGCGCAGGGCGGCGTACAAGACCGGCAGATCTTCGCGACGATGGTCGCCAAGGTGCTGCCCGCCCAGCTGCAGGCCCAGGTCGACGGGGCAATAGTTGTGCAGCTGCCCTGGCTGCAAGGGCGCAACGTGGGTGGGTTCGTCCCATCTGCGTCCCAGCACAACGTGATCGACGCGCAAGTCGTTGATATCACGATGGAAAAGGACGGCAACCTTCGGGTTAGTGACCCGAAGCCAGCGCTCGAGGCGCCCAAAAGCGCCCAATCCGACCCCCATCCCCCCATCGATCGGCAGGCGGGGGGTGGCGAGGAGTAGGGGGCCCCTCCCCCCTCTCCCGCATTCCCAAAAAGGGGTGTTGAGAAAAAATGGACATCAACACCTACCGCCCCCGCGACGTATTTGTCCCGCTGCACAACCGCACCGCGCGCTGGGCGTGCGTTGTGGCGCACCGCCGCGCGGGCAAGACGGTCGCGATGTGCGCCGATCTCGTGGTGAGCGCGCTCGAGTGCAAGCACCCGAAGCCGCAGGTGGCGTACTTGGCACCGTTTCGCGAGCAGGCGAAGAAGGTCGCCTGGCAGTATTTGAAGGATTTAACGAAACCGCTCTGGGCAAAGCCGCCCAACGAGAGCGAGCTCAAGATCACCATCCACAACAACCGCCCAGGCGATCACAGCACGATCTACTGCGGCGGCAGTGACAACCCAGATTCGCTTCGAGGCCTCTACCTCGACGCGGTCGTGCTCGATGAGGTCGGCCAGATGCGCCCGAGCACCTGGTACTCCGTGGTGAGACCGGCTCTCAGTGATCGTCAAGGGAGTGCGATCTGGGCGGGGACTCCGGCTGGCAAGAATTTTTTCTGGCAACTGCGCGAAGAGGCGCGTCTGAACGCCGGCACGCACGTTCTGCTCGAGTTGCCGGCGAGCAAGACTGGGATTTTGCCCGAGGAGGAACTGCGCGACGCGCGTGCGCAGATGACCGAAGAGACCTACGCGATCGAATACGAGGTGAGTTTCGACGCCGCGGTACCGGGTGCGTACTACGCGAAGCAGATCGGAGAGCTTTATGAGCGTGAGCAAGTGGGTCAATTCGCAATTGACCCGGATTTTGCAGTGGATCTCGTTGCCGACTTGGGGTTCACCGACAGTTGCAGCTGGTGGGGATGGCAAACCACCCCCGGCGGATACCGCATCGTCGACTTCTACGAAGCCGACGGCCAGGCGATCGGGCACTACATCGACTGGGTCAAGGCCCGGCCGTACAAAGTCGGGCAAGTCTGGCTCCCGCACGACGCCAAAGCCAAGTCGCTCCAAACGGGCAAGTCGATCATCGAGCAGTTCCTAAGCGCCGGGATCACCCCGCGCATCGTGCCGGAGCTCTCGCTGCAGGACGGCATCGAGGCCGCGCGCATCGTGCTGCCGAAGTGTTTCTTCGACGAGAAGGCGACCTACGACGGGCTTGAGCACCTGCGCGGGTACATGCGCGAGTGGGACGAGCGCACGCAGACCTACCGCAACCGCCCCAAGCACGACCAGCACTCGCACGCCTCGGACGCGTTTCGTTACTTGGCACTGGCCGCGAAACCGATTTCTTCCAATTTGTCAAGGGGTGATGTTAAGATCGCACCGCGTCAGGATATGAACTACAAGTTCTCCCTTGACGACGTTTGGGATTGCAGGCCGAGCCAAAGCAGGCGGGTAGGGTGATGGAAGAAAAAGACCGCATCGAATCTGCGAATGATTTTGCCGACACGCCGCAAGGCATGGCGCAGCGTTGGTCTGCCGAGCTTGAGGCGTCGAAGAAGGAACTCGGCAAGTTCCACGAGGACGCGGACAAGATCACGCGTCGGTACTTGGACAAGCGCGACGAGTGGCACGAAGAGACTGCCCGCGTGAACTTGTTCTGGTCGACGATGAAGGTTTTGCTGAGCTTGCTGTACGCCCGGCCGCCACGCGCGTCTGTGGCGCGTTCGTTTCTGGACGCGGAGGACGACCAGGCGCGCGTGGCCGGGCAGATCGTGCAGCGTTTGCTCAACCGCTCGTTCGACGACAACGTGTCGAACTGGGACGCCGCGGTGCGCACCGGTATCGAGGACTGGTTGATCGTAGGCTTCGGGCAGATGTGGCTGCGCTACGAGGTGCAGACCGAAGAGCGTGAGCAGCCGGCGGAGCTTGACCCGCTCACGGGCGATGAGCTCGTGCCCGCCTCGACCTACGAGGCGATTGTCGAGGAAGACGCCGCGGTCGATTACATCTACTGGAAGGATTTCTTCTGGTCGCCCGCGCGCACCTGGGACGAAGTGCGCTGGGTCGCGCGCCGCGTGTACATGACGAAAGATCAGCTCGTCGCTCGCTTTGGCGAGGAGATCGCGAAGGTGGTACCGCTCGGTACGCTCAAGCCGCGCGGCTCAAACGATCAGACGCCGAAGCACGACGTATGGTCGAAGGCGGAAGTGTTTGAGATCTGGAACAAGGAAGACAAGAAGGTCTACTGGCTCGCGAAGGGATGCGAAGTCATTCTTGACGTGAAGGAAGACCCGCTCGGGCTTGAGAGCTTCTTCCCCTGCCCGAAGCCCTTGGCGGCGAACATCACCTCAAGCAACTTCATGCCGCGCGCGGATTACATATTCGCGCAGGACCAGTTCGACGAGCTCGACGAAATCAATACCCGCATCACCTGGCTCACGCGCGCGGCGAAGGTCGTTGGCGTTTACGACAAGTCGGCCGACGGCATTCAGCGCATGTTCAGCCAAGCGGCCGAGAATCAGCTGATCCCGGTCGACAACTGGGCGATGTTTGCCGAAGCCGGCGGCATTAAGGGCAAGGTGGAGTGGGTGCCGATCGAGGCGGTTGTGAACGCCATCGAGCGCCTGCGCCAGTACCGGCAGGACAAGACGATGCAGATCTACGAGGTGCTCGGCATCTCGGACATCATGCGCGGCTCGAGCAAGGCGAGCGAGACGGCGGCAGCGCAGCAAATCAAGGCGCAGTTCGGCTCGACTCGCGTCCAGCTGATGCAGTTCTACATTGCCGAGTGGATCACGCAGGCGCTGCGGATCAAGGCGGAAATCATAGCCAAGCACTTTCAGCCCGAAACGATCGCCATGCGATCGAACATCATGCGCACGCCGGATGCGCCCTACGCGCAGGCCGCGATCCAGCTCATCAAGGACGAGAAGCTCGCCGAGTACCGCATCTCTGTCGAGGCCGACTCGATGGCGGCGATGGACTGGGCGGCAGAGCGCGACGCGGCGGTACAGTTCATGCAGGGCCTGGGCGCGTTCATCTCGCAGGTCTCGCCCGTTGCGCAATCGACGCCGGGCGCTGGCCCCTTCCTGCTGCGCTTGATGCAGTGGGCGGTGGCGAAGTTCCGCGTGTCGACCGAGATCGAGAGCGTGCTCGACCAGGCGATCGGCGCCATGAACCAGCAGCTGCAGAACCCGCCGCAGCCGCAGCCCGACCCGCAGTTGCTGCTCGAGGCGGAGAAGATCAAGTCGAACGAGCGTATCGCGATGCTCGAGTCGCAGAGCGACGAGAAGGTCGCCGCGCTCAAGGCGTCGGTTGAACTGCAGAAGATTGAGATGCAGGCCAAGTTCGATCAGATGGCGGCGCAGTACGAAGCCATGATGGCGATGATGCAAGCGCAGCGCGATCAGACGCAGTTCAAGCAGCTCTCTGGCGCGGTCGGTGAGTTGTCCGAAAAGACGGACGCAGGCCAGGCACAGTCATCCGAGCAGCTTCAGCAGTTGATGCAGACGCTGGCAAAGAAAAAGAAGCGCATTCCTGTGCGCGACGCGAACGGCGACATCGTTGAAGTTCGCGAGGAAGACGAAGATCCCATGCCTTCCCCGGTCGGCCCGGTTGGCGTGTTGCCCAATAACGGCCGGCCGATGAACTAACAGGAGAATTTCGATGTCGATGACCAATGCCGCAGAGGCAAACCTGCTCAACTTGTTGTTCCTCAATCTCGACTGGGCAAACATTGGCGACGCCGCTGGATTGCAGAACTCTGCCACGGCGGGGTCGTTCTACGTTTCGCTTCACACCGCAGATCCCGGCGAGGCCGGCAGCCAGTCGACGAACGAGGTGTCTTACACCGGCTACGCTCGCGTGGCGGTAAATCGCACGGCAGGCGGCTGGACGCTGTCGACCTCGACGATCAGCAACACGGCGCTCGTTCAGTTCGGACAATGCACGGGCGGCAGCGCGACCGCGACGCACTTCGGCATTGGCACCGACTTGTCGGGCGCCGGCAACCTCATTTTCAAGGGCTCGCTGACGTCGTCGCTGTCAATCAGTAACGGCATTCAGCCGCAGTTTGCTGCCGGCGCGTTGACTGTAACGGTCGACTAATGTGTGGCGCTACCTCTGTGTGCATTGCTTGCGTGAGCTGCTCCAATTGGAAGACGGCAGCGTCGAGCATTGCCCAGATCATCCCGACGGCAGCGTCGAGGTGATGGAGGCAGACGATGGCCTTTAACGGCATTGCACCACTTGCCGCCGCTGTTGCGGAGAACGGCCGCGAATGGCAGTCGTTTTTCTTTAAGACGTCTGTGCCTGCACCAGGCGCAGGGCGCTGGGCGGACGCGTCGGTCGGTGCCGGTATCCCTATCTACAACCCATACGTCGGCGTGCAGCTTGAGGCGACGCCGGTTACTGGATCGGGAAACCGCGGCATTTACGTCGGGCCGCAGCCGGCGAGCGGGCAAAGCAAGTACATCCACGCAATGCAGGCCGTTTCAGTTTCTGCTGGCGTTCCGCTTTACATGTTGCTCGCAGATTATGTGATGTTTTATCCGCTCATTGACGGAGACAGCACCGACGCGCAAACGATGGACAACACGCTGACGCTTCCGCGATACACCTCTGGCGAAGGCGTGCGTTGCATGTTTGTTGTGCAGACGCCGATGGCGCAGAGCGGCACCGTGACGATGAGCTACACCAACAGCGCAGGCGTGTCTGGTCGCACGACGACGTTCGGCATCAACCTCAGCTCTGTCATTGGCTGCATTGTCAACACGTCATCCTCAAGCAACGCGGCAAGCGCTGAAACGCCCTTTGTTCCTCTCGCAAATGGCGACAAAGGAATTCGCAGCATTGAATCCGTGACTGTGGCCGGCGCGCCGGGCGGGTTTTTGAACGCCGTTTTAGTAAAACCGCTTGCGCATCTGCAGCTTCGCGAAAACAGCACCGCTGCCGAAAAATTCATGGTTCCGCAATCGGCTTCGTGCCCGAAGGTTGAGAACGGCGCCTATCTAAACTGGATCATCAACAACGCATCTGCGACCGCACCGGTTCTGCGCGGGTTCGTTCATTTTGCCTGGAGCTAATCATGCCTTTTTCTTCAATGGATGACTTGGTCAGTGAAATCACGAACGGCAAGTTCGCGCGCTTCGACTGGAACAAAATCACCGGCGCAAGCGCGTACACCGCTGGTCGTTGGTATGACTTCTCAAACCTCGCGGGAACTCCTGTTGCAAACGCTTGGGCGGGCACTGCGCTGGCGTGGCGGTCATGCGACGAGACGACTGGCAATGGTACGCAGATCTTTGGTTTGCCAAACGGCGGCAACGTCTCGACCAACACTAAGCACGTCCTCAACGTGCAGGCTGTGACGGGCGTCGCGACTGGCGTGCCTGGGCAGTTGATGCTGGTCGATCTGCAAGGGTACTGGCCCGGCATTCAGTTGAACTCGGCGCTGGCTCAGACGCTGACTGGCACCCCGACGCTGCGGTACACGAACGGCGCTGGTTGCCGCTTGTTCAGCGTGATTACGACCGCCGCTGGCGCAACCGCGCAGAACTTGGCGTTGTCGTACTCCAACACGGTGCCGACCTCTGGTCGCTCGCTGCCGGTCACGGTTGCGATGACCGCCTCAGCGATCGTCGGCCACATTTCGCACTCCGGCACGGCCGCCAACAACTACGGCCCTTTCCTACCCTTGGCGTCGGGCGACACTGGCGTGTCAAACGTGGCCTCGGTCACGATGTC